CAACGAAGCACGCGTCGTGTAATCGGCGAGAGGAAAGGAGAACACCATGATCCTCGATGAGCTGCTCGAATTTGCCGACGCGACTTCGGTCGCTGCAGGCGCTGGCACCGCCCTGATCGGCGACGTCATCGACCTCGGCGCAACCCCGCAGGACCTCGGCGTCGGCCGCCAGATGTTCCTCGTGATCCAGACGGACACGTCGATCATCACCGGCGGCTCGGCTGGCACGATCAAGTTCCAGCTGGCATCCGACGCGCAGGCGGCGATCGCCACCGACGGGTCGGCCACGGTCCACATCGACACCGGCACCTTCGTGACCGATGGCGATGACGCCAACGGCCTCGACGCAGGCGCCTACATCTTCGTGGGTGCCCTGCCGTCGGGCGCGGCGCGGGCCTACGAGCGCTACCTCGGCATCCTCGCCACCATCGCCACGACCACGGTGACCGCGGGTGCCATCAACGCCTTCCTGACGTACGACCTGAAGTACTGGAAGGCCTACGCCGACGGTAACAACTGATCGGTGACGACCTCCGAAGGGCCGCCCTAGGCGGCCCTTCACCATCACAAGGAAGAGTGAAATGATCCGCGTACGTTTCGACAAGAACGGCTTTTACCACCCCGCCTACGGCCGCCTCGGCCGCAGCGCGAACGCAGGCACGGTCTACGAGCTGCCCGACGAGTTCGCCGCCGAGCAGGAGGTCTCCGTCCCGGTCATGGACCGGAACACCAAGCCGCCGAAGCAGATCGGCGAGCGCATGATGACCCAGCGGCTGCTGCTGCCGTCGACCGCCGAGATCCTCGACGACGCCAGCTGGCGCTCCGAGAAGGAGGCCGCCGTCGAGCAGGGCCTGCCCGACCCGGTCACCGTCCGTCCGAAGGTCGCCGACCCTGACGAGCTCGCAGCAGCGAAAGCTGTCGCAGGTCGTGGCCGCACCAAGAAGCCCACCGACGCAGTCGCCCGCACCACTGGCGGCCAGCGTCGCGCCGCCCGCCGGGCCGCTGCGGGCACCGCCGAGGAGTGACGTGACCGATGGCTGTCTCTGACGTTCAAATCGCCAAGCTGGCCCTCCAGCACCTCGGCGACCGCTTCGCGATCGAGAGCCTCACCGAGGCCTCGACCGAGGCGGAGCAGATCAACCTCGTCTACGAAAACGTCAGGGACAGCCTGCTGCGGGAACACCCGTGGAAATTCGCGCTCCGCTACACCAGCCCCGCCGCGCTGAGCGGCACGCCGCCCGCGCAGTGGGGCTACATGTACACCTACCCGAGCGGCGCCCTGCGTGTCTGGCGGATCATCAATCCGCTCGACCCGCGCGGCAATCTGCTGCCGCCGCTCAAGTGGACGATCGGGCGCAACGCCTCCAACGCGAAGGTCATCCTGACCGACGAGGAGGAGCCCGAGTTCGAGTACACCGCGCAGGTCACGGACGTCACGGAGTTCGACGCGAACTTCGTCATGGCGTTTAGCTGGCGGCTGGCGGAGATCGTCGCCCGGCCGCTGACGATGGACGAGAACATCACCGAGCGCGTCCGCCGCGAGTCCATCATCCAGATCGGGCAGGCGAAGCAGAACGACAGCAACGAAGGCGTGACCGAGGAGCAGAATCGCGACCCCGACTGGCTCAGGAGCAGGCTCTAAGGCATGACCAGCATCATCCAGCCCAGCATGGCAGGCGGCGAGGTGTCGCCGCAAATTGGCGCGCGAGTCGATCTCGGCAAACGTGCCGTCGCCGTCGAGAAGGCGGAGAACTTCGTCGCCACATTCACCGGCGCGATGATGTCCCGCCCGGGCACGCGCTTCGTCGCGCGGGCCAAGCCGGGCGCTGGCCCGTACCGCATCGTCGAGTTCGAGTTCAACGACAGCCAGACGTTCGTGCTGGAGCTGGGCGACGCCTACATGCGCTTCCACGCGCTGGGCGCGCAGATCCTCGACAGCGCGTCGATCAAGACGATCACCGGCGCGACCGCGGCGGACCCGGTCGTGGTCACGTCTACGGCGCACGGGCTGTCGAACGGCGACGAGGTCTACATCACCGGCGTCGCCGGGATGACCGAGCTGAACGGCCGCAACTTCCTCGTCGCCAACGTCGCCGCCAACACGTTCGAGCTGCAGGACCTGAACGGCAACGACATCGACGGCAGCGCGTACACCGCCTACACGTCCGGCGGGACCGCGACGCCGCCCTACGAGATCGTGACGCCGTGGGCGGCCGCTGACCTGTTCGACATCATCTACGCCCAGTCCGGCGACGTGATGACCCTCTGCCACCCGGACTACCCGCCGCAGGAGCTGGTGCGGATCGACAACGACAGCTGGACGCTGAGCGAGGTCGACCTGACGCCGGATCAGGCGTCGCCGACCGGCATTTCTGTCGAGACCAACACGACCGTCGCCACGGGGTCGATCACCGCGCTGACCAAGGCCAACCCCGCGCAGGTGACCGCGTCAGGGCACGGCCTCAGCACCGGAGACAAGGTCCACATCTACAGCGTCGGCGGCATGGTCGAGGTGAACAACTTCCTGTACACCGTGACCGTTGTGAACTCGAACGAGTTTACCATCGCCTACGCCAACAGCGGTACCGCCGTGAACAGCACGGGGTTCACGACCTACACCTCCGGCGGCACGTTCGAGAAGGCTGTGCAGCCCCGCCAGTACGCGGTGACGGCGATCAGCGCGGACGACGAGGAAGAGAGCCTGCGCGGGCGCTGCGTGCTCGGCGACGGCACCACGACCAGCCTGTCGATCACCGGCGTCAGCAAGGCGAACCCCGCCGTCGTCACGACCGCCGAGGGGCACGGCCTCGCGGATCTCGACGAGATCGAAATCGACGGCGTCGTCGGCATGACCGAGATCAACAGGCGCCGGTTCCAAGTTCGCTTCCTGACCGCGACGACATTCAGTCTGCGGATGCTGGACGGCGTGCCCATCGACAGCACCGGGTTCAACACGTACACCAGCGGCGGCAACATCTACCCTCTGACGATCTCCGCGCACCCGAGCGCGGCGTCGAACTGGGACAACACGATCTCTTGGACGACGGTCGCCGGTGCGCTCTACTACAACGTCTACGCGACCGACACGTTCGGCGTCCTCGGCTTCATCGGAACGACGACCAAGAACGCGTTCGAAGACAAGAATATCGACCCGGACTACTCGCAGACGCCGCCGCGCCTGTACAACCCGTTCGACGACTTCAACGACGGCACCGATCGCTACCCGGGCAGCACCGGATTCTTCGGACAGCGGCGCTGGTTCGCGAACTCCAACACCTACCCCAGCCGCTTCTGGGCGAGCCAGATCGGCCACTTCAACAACTTCAGCCGCTCGGTGCCTGCGCTCGACAGCGACGGCATCGTCGCCTCGATCGCCGCCCGGCGCATCAACGACATCAAGCACATCGTGCCGCTGACCGACCTGCTGCTCCTGACCAGCGGCGGCGAGTACCGCCTGACCGGCGGGCAGAGCGGCGTCATCACCCCCAGCACGGTGTCAGTCCGGCCGCAGTCGTACTACGGCGCGTCGAAGCTCCGGCCGATCGTCGCCGGTGACGTCGCCCTGTTCGTCAGCCCGGGCAACTTCGTCCGCGACCTGACCTACCAGTTCGCCGACGACAAGTTCGTCGGCAAGGATGTCACCGTCCTCGCCCGGCACCTGTTCGACTACCGCACGATGCTGGACTGGGACTACGCCTCCGCGCCGTGGGCGCTCGGCTTCGTCGTGATGAGCGACGGCGGCGGCGTCTTCCTGACCTACCAGCCCGAGCAGGACGTCTACGCGTGGACCCGGGCGTCGACCCGCGGCAAGTACAAGTCCGTGACCGTCGTGCGCGAGGGCGACGAGGACGTCATCTACGTGCTGGTCGAGCGGATCATCAGCGGCAACACCGTCACGTTCATCGAGCGCATGGACAACGCCAAGTTCGACGACCTGCAGGACGCGTTCTGCGTCGACGCAGGGCTGACGCTCGACGTGCCGATCACGATCACCGGCGCCACGGCTGCCGATCCTGTCGTGATCACCGCTCCCGCCCACGGGCTGTCGAACGGCGACATCGTCGACATCTCCGGCGTGCTGGAGGTCAGCACGACCGCCACCACCGGAGAGGTGGCGAGCGCCGACTACAACGGCACCGGCTTCGTCGTCGCCAACGTCACGACCAACACCTTCGAGCTGCAGAACCCCGCCGGGACGGGGTACGACGGTTCCGGCTTCGCCGCTTACTCTTCCGGCGGCGTTGTTCGGAAGGCGGTCACCACGGTTTCCGGCCTGTGGCATCTGGAAGGTGCGACCGTGGTGGCCGCCGCAAACGGTTACGCCGCGACCGGCCTGACGGTCACCAACGGGGCGGTGACACTCGACAGCCCCGCGTCGCGCGTCCACATCGGCCTCGGCTACACCTGCCAGCTCAAGACGCTGCCGGTGTCGACCTACGCCGACGGCGTCACGATCCAAGGCAAGCCGAAGAACATCGCCCGGCTGACGGTGCAGGTGCAGCGGACGATGGGCCTGTGGCAGGGGCCGTCGGAGGACGAGTTGCGCGAGGTGCGCTTCGGCATGCCCGCGCTCTACGGCCAGCCGCTCGAGATGCGCACCGAGGATATTGACGTGACGATGCGGGCGGATTGGTCTAAACGTAAGCAGGTAGTC